GCATATCACGACAACTGTCCGGGCGATGCGGCGGCGAATGTTCAGGTGTTTCAATTCATGACGAAGCAATGCAGGCCGGTGTTCTTTACGGCGCGGCCTGAATCGGTCAGGCGCTGGACGAACGAATGGATCAGCCGCGAATTGGGAATACAGCACGGTTGGCTTTACATGCGCGGCAACGATGATCATCGCCCGTCTGTCGAGCTGAAGCGCAGCATGCTTAAAGATTTTATTGAGATGGGCATTCCTAAAGAGGACATTGTCGCGGCATACGATGATCACTTGGGCGTTTTGGAAATGTACCGTGAGGAGGGAATTTCCGCGTTCCATCTCGCCATCCACGACCGTTGCGCTTACACGCCGCCCGCAATTAAGCATCGCGCACCCGAGTTGCTGGCCGAAGGCGCCAAGACATTTCGCGAGCGCAACGCCATTTACGGCGACACATACCTGGATTTTGGACAGGTGTGCGCAACGCTGTTTCCGAAAGGGCTGCACGTAAAAACGGGCGATGTGGAGGGGTTTAACCGGCTGGGCGTGTTTGTTCAATGCCTTAGCAAAGTTGCCCGCTACTCTGCCAACATCAACACCGGCGGCCATCAGGATTCGGCGCACGACCTTATGGTATATGCAGCCATGCTTCAAGAGGTAACAAAATGAGACATTTATTTTCCCTTGGTATGAAATATTTTCCTGAAGAAATTATTACGCCTTTGGGCGTTGTGGTTAATTTGGGCTCAGGCAACAACCCCATCCCAGGCACCATCTCGCTGGACTATCCAGCTTGGAATGCGGAGGTGGACAATTTGCCTTTTGGTGATGGAGAGTTAGATGGGATTTATGCATTTCATTTTCTTGAACATTTATCGGGCAACAACGCAATTCGCATGCTTGTGGAAGCGCAGCGAACTTTGAAGGTCGGAGGCGTGCTGACGGTGTGCGTGCCACACAGGCTTGGGTCGATGGCGTACCATGATTTGGACCACAAGTCTTTTTGGTCAGAGGACACTTGGAAAAATCTTTTCAAAAATCCTTACTATGACAAGCATCGAGAACAGCCTTGGAAATTCCGCATTCGCTTTAACATGATTATGGGCCTGAATGAGCGCAATCTTGCACTGTTTACGCAGCTGGAGCGCATCGAATGATCATCGTCTTCGACACCGAGACCACCGGCCTCACGCTGCATCCGCAAGCTGAAGTGCGCAAGCAGCCGCGCATGATCGAGTTTGGGGCGGCGCTCCTTGACCTTAAAACCGGCGAGGTGCGCGACACGCTCAACATCCTGATCAATCCGCAAGAGCCGCTGACACCGGAGATCGTCAAGATCACCGGCATCACCGACGATGAGCTCAAGGACGCATACCCGTTCAGCACCGCGTTGCCGGCAATTCGGCTGATGTTCTCACAGGCGAATTGCGTTATGGCGCACAACCTGCCGTTCGACCGCGCAATCCTGCGTGGCGAGTTGGCGCGGCTGAATGAGCTCGAATTCCCGTGGCCGGAGCGGGAGATTTGCACTGTCGGGCTGCACAAAGACGATTGGGGTCGCAACCCGAAGCTTACCGAACTGTACGAAGCCACCATGGGCAAGCCGCTGGCGCAGACACACCGAGCGTTGGATGATGTGATGGCATTGGTCGAGATCATTCAGAAGGCAGAACTGTGGCGGCTCTAAATCTTCCGCAGCTGCGCGTACGCACCGAGTTTTCTTTTCGGCAGGGCTATGGCCCAATAGCCGCCGTTGCCCACACCTTGGCCCATCTAGGCACCTCGGCGGCGGGAATAGTGGACGGAGGCACTTGGGGCCACGCACCTTGGGCCAAAGCCTTGGGCAAAACCGAGGTAAAACCGCTGTTCGGTACGGAACTGGCTGTGGCACAGGAGGACGGGCGCAAGCCGGTGGCTTGGGCGCTGGCCGAGGACACGCGCCTTTTCTACCGATTTAGCACCGCCGCCCGACAGCCCGAGGCAGACATCGAGGCGTTGTTCCGCGAGTCGAAGGGCATCATCCGCTTTGCGGGCGCGGCGCTCACCGACCCCGACTGCTTCGATTACATCGACATCAATCCCGCCAGTCCATTGCAACAGCGTGCGGCGCTCGCCTTGCATGCCCGCACCGGCAAGCCGCTGGTCATCACCTCCGACAACCTGTATCCGGCGCTTGAGCATTATTCAGCGTTTATGGCCATTGGCGGGCGGGAGCGGGTGACGCCGCAACACTTGCTGACTGAGGCGGAGCTGCGCAAGCTGTTGCCGCTGGACGACGCGACATTCGCCCGCGCAGTGGCCAACACCCACGAAGTCGCCGAGCGATGCGCGGGCAAGTTGCAGCAAGCGCCGCTGATCAACTTCACCGGCGACCTCCGACAGCTGACCCTCGCGGGCAAACAACAGCGCCTTGCGCTCGGGCACATCGCAGAGTGGACGCCTGAATACGAAGCGCGGATGGATCGCGAGTTGGCGATGATTGCGCAAAAGCAATATGAGAGCTATTTCCTCGTGGTGTCGGATTTAATTGCGTGGTCGAAACAGCGCATGCTTGTTGGGCCAGGACGCGGCTCGTCGGCGGGATCGTTAGTTTGTTATCTGCTGCGCATCACCGAGATTGACCCGTTGCCGCATGCGCTGTTGTTCGAGCGATTTATCGACTTGACCCGCAACGATTTGCCCGACATCGACATTGATTTTAGCGATTCCAAGCGTGAACAATGTTTCATTTACCTCGCCGAAAAGTACGGCGCAGACAAGGTCGCCCGCATCGGCAGCATTAACAATCTCCGCGCCAAAAGCGTGATTGCACGGGTGGTGGAGCGACTGGCCATTCCGGAACGGGAGAAGTTTGATGTGCTGAATGTGTTGATTGAATATTCGTCGGGCGACTCCCGCTATGGCCACTCGCTCGAAGACACCATGGCGCAGACCGAGCCAGGACGCAAATTCATCGCGGCGCACCCCGAAGCCGCAGTTATGTTCCAGCTGGAGAATCATGCCTCACACACTGGCGTGCACGCGGCAGGGGTGATCGTTTGTAACGAACCCATCAGCGATTTTTGCACGGTAGGCGCGGAAGGCGTGGCGCAGATCGACAAGCCATATTCGGAAGCCATCGGGCTGCTGAAGATCGATGCGTTGGGGCTGCGGACGCTGGGCGTGATCGAGGACGCGGGCGTGGTGACCTCGGACGAACTGTATGCATTGAAGCTGGACGATCCGGCAGTGTTCGATTTGTTCAATTCCCGCCGGTATGCAGGCATATTTCAGTTTGAAGGGCAAGCCCAACGGCGTGTTGCTGCGGAGGTGCACATTGATTCGTTCCGCCGCATTGACCACGTGACAGCGCTGGCGCGGCCTGGACCTCTGGGCGGCGGCGCATCGCAACACTACATCGCCCGTGCCGCTGGACGCGAGCCGGTGGCTTACCGGCACCCGTCGATGTCCGAATATCTTGGCGCAACAATGGGTGTGGTGCTGTACCAAGAGCAGGTCATGCGCATCTGTTTCGAGATTGGGCAGTTTAGCTGGGAGGTGGTTTCCGAAATTCGAAAGGCCATGAGTGGCCGCAAGGGCAAAGAATACTTCGACCGGCGAGGCGCGGAGTTTGTTGCGGGAGCTCAAAGGACGGGCGTGTCGGAAGAGGATGCGCAGGTGATTTGGGCAGAGATTTGCACCTTTGGCGCGTGGGGCATGAACGCCAGCCACACCACCAGCTACGGCGTAATCAGCTACTGGTGCGCGTGGATGAAGACTTACCACGGCCTTGCCTACGCCGCTGCGTGCTTGCGCAACGTCAAAGACGAGGATCAGGCATTCGAGCTCCTGCGCGACATGCGTGCGGAGGGCATTGAGTATGTGGCCTTTGACATAGAGCGCAGCGAGGCAGACTGGGCGGCGGTGGACGGAAAGCTGGTGGGCGGTTTCATGAATCTCGAGGGCTACGGACCAAGCAAAGCTGCGGCTGCCGTAGCCGCGCGCAAGGCCGGTAAGCTGGACCGAGAAAAGATAGCGAAGGCCACGGTGCGCTTTGCGGAGTTGTACCCGTTGAGCGCTGCGTATGCGCACATCTACGTCAACCCCGAGACCGCCGGTTGCCGCGCTGGGAGCGTGGTGTCGCGGCTGGATCAATTGCCGCC